ATGTTGCTGAAGAAAGTGATCCCCGCAATCCTGTTGTTATCCGTATGCGGCCAGGCGCTGGCGGCACAAATCATTACCGTCAGCCGCTTTGAGATCGGTAAAGAGAAGTGGCCGTTTAACCGTGAAGAGGTGATGCTGACCTGCGAGAAAGATGGTGCGATGTTTGCCATCAACCCGAGCACGCTGATGACATACCCACTGAACGATATCGCCGACACACTGTTCAAAAACAAACAGGTGAAAGCGCAGCCGATCAGCGTGATTCAGGTTGAAGATAAAGCGCATCCGGGCCAGATGATGAGTCTGCAGCCGATTGTTGAGCGCACCCAGGCGCTGTGCGGTAAATAAACCTGTCGGGTGCAGCATCGCGCTGCGCCCAGCCCCTCTTTTTTGCCGTTGCGATCACAAACTGATCCGGTTTATGGTCCTGCGCCTCCCGTTTGCTGGCAATTCCACCGCGCTGTTCTAATGTTAAATAGCAAGGCGACATCGCCTTCATAAATGCCAACTTTTAGCGCACGGCTCCTTGAGAGCCATTTCCCTGGACCGAATATAGGAATCGTATTCGGTCTTTTTTTGGTTGGAATTTGAAAACAGTAACTTACAATATAATCAATCAGTTAAGCCCGATCCTGTTACCTTCTGTTCTACTCTGCTGGACTCTGTGCCGCCACTTTGTCGCCATTTTTCTTCGCCATCAACGCCAGCGGATTGCAGCGAATTGCATCTTCAAGATGGTCGGGCGCGAAGTGCGCATAACGCATAGTCACCCTGATGTCGGAATGCCCGAGAATACGCTGCAGCACGATGATATTTCCCCCGGCCATCATAAAGTGGCTGGCAAAGCTATGGCGCAGTACATGGCTCATCTGGCCTTCTGGTAATTCAATGCCGGCCAGGCGAATGACCCGATAAAACTGGCGATAGCACTCTCCAAAAAAACGGCCTTCTTTGTCTTTTAATTCGTTATAGAGGGCATTGTCGATGGGTACCGAGCGGTTCTTTTTGCCTTTGGTATTAATGAAGGTGATTTTGTTTGGAGACAATTGTGAGGCTTTAAGATTCGCTGCTTCACTCCAGCGGCACCCGGTTGAAAGGCAAATTTTGATAATCAGCGTCAGATCAGGGTTATCGTGAACTTTGCAGGCGGCAAAAAGCTTTTGTATCTGGGTTTCAGTCAACCATGCCATTTCTTTCTCTGGCTGATCAAACTCCCGTATATTTTTAAGTGGGTTGGGGTAGCTGATTTCGCCAAGCCGTTCCAGCTCATTGAAAAGAGCGCGAAGGAATGCATGTTCACAGTTAATGGTACCGGGTGAGACCTTTAACGATTTATCACTGGTTTTGTATCCGTTCTGTATGAGGCCCTGTAAACGCCGCTCCCGATAATGTGCCCAATCCTTCGAAGTGATAGAGGCAGCAATGGGGTTCCCCATGCCATTGCAAATAATATTGAGTTTGCCGAGTCGGCCTTTTCTGTCACTTAGCGAGCAACCGTGCAGTTTGTACCATAGCTCGATAAGTTCGCTAAGCTTGCGGTTATCTTCTTTCTCAGCCAGCCAGGGTTTAGCCTTCATTTCGTCCTGAGTGTATTGCTCAAAGGCAATGGCTTCGGCACGGGTCCTGAACTGTCGCCTCACTCGTTTACCATCCCTTCCATTGAGATAGCACTCACAGAGCCACTTACCAGTATTTAATTTCCTTATTGCCATGCAGTCCCCCTTGATAAAAGGGGATCAAATTACTGTATATAAAAACAGTATTCAATGTTTGATTATGGATTTTCAAACATGAAAAAGCCCGCTTAGCGGGCTAAATTAATGCAGAAGGGAAGGTTGCTGTTGGCTGGTGTAGAGTGGCACCTTATTGATTTGCCCAGGCGAGACAATCATTCCAGTCACGGTCTCGTGCGTTTTGAATGTGCAGCTGCAATTAATATTCTGGCACTGGTGATAACGTTCTTTTGTTTCTTTTGAAACATAGCGGCTGCTTTTTGCGTGGGCTGCAGTCTGGCATAAAGGGCAGTGCATCATCATCAATATCCTCAAAAAGGGCAGGGGAGAGCCACTTAGTTTGAATATGCAAATCGTGTTTTGCAAATTACACCCGAATTAAGCAGTTTCCGTTTCACCCTCTGTTTCTGACTGATATTCAATATCTGAAAGCAGCACTTCAAACTCAAGCGTGGTTGTGTATCCGCTGCCGCTCAGGCTATGTGTGACCTTGCTGATAATCCACGGCTGCGCATCGATCACTGATTTAAAGCCGCTCACCCTGACCGGCGTCTCCGGGTACAGGTCGGCGCGCCCCATCGCGAGCGTAAGCGAGAACTCAGCGACGCCGCGCTGCAGCTTATCCCACTTTGCTTTAGCTGCCCGCATCGCTGCCGCTTTCGTCGCATACACGGTCGTCAGCGTGAATATGTTGTCTTCCGTGCCAGCCAGATAATCACCTTCGCGGGCCTCCGGTGTTTTGGTCGTGGTCGTCTTTTTCTTTTTAGCCGCGGGGTGCTCCAGCGCGCGCAGGTGCTTTTCTTTCGGTTTGCGCTTCACCTTAACTTTTTTGGGCTTAGGGTCTTTGGTATGCAGCCAGCTCGCAGAGACGCCAGTGTATGCGCCACGGTCGGCAATGCTGAAGCTGTGCCGGTCGCCATCCTGCCGCGTAATCGTCATCTGCGGGATTGGCTTGCCGCTGGCGGTGACGCCGTTACCGGGCTTTATAAACAGAAGCCGTCTGGCCTTCACTGCCGCAACCGCACCGTATAGCGTGGCGAGGCGCGTCAGGAATTTAGCGTCTGTCTCCTGCGTCTGGTCGATGTGAGCCACGGCAATTCCGGCGAATCCATCAGCCAGCATGGGCTTTAGATTATTGCGCCCGGCTATCTGCGTGACGACTTCGCCCAGAGTGGTATCGTGATAGGACACCTCACGGCGGGAATTGAGCGAGCCACGGAAATCGGCACTGCGGGCGCGAATGGTCATGGTGTCCGGCGCGCCATGGTGCTCAACCTCATCAACGGTGAAATTACCTTTACCGAAAAGCGTCTGGCCTTTCCAGCCGAGAAACAGCGTTATCACTGCGCCGCGTACCGGCATTGCCAGCTGACCGTCGGCGTCGTCCAGCTCAATATCCAGCTGGTCAGCCTCGAAGCCGCGATTATCGGTCAGCGTCATCGAGATAAGGCGATCACGGATGTTGGTTGTGACGTCCTTAGAGTTAACCTTCAGCATGAAATCAGGCGTCAGCTGCGCCCCGGCCTGCACCGGCAGGCTGCTTATCCCGATCACCCGAAAAGCCCCCCTGGAGAAGAAATCAGGCTACCGGCCGCCGACTTCACGCCGTCGATTGCTGACGTGAGCTGCCCTGGCAGATTCGCGGATCCGCTGATAAGCCCGTCAGCCTGTTTCTTCAGATCGCCGAACATCGAGGTGAGCGACTCATCAACGCGCTTCAGGCTCAGAGTAAACATGATTTTGCTGGCCGTTCCGTTGGGGTAAAACTCGCTGAAGGTGTTAGAAATACTCTCGATCACATACATGCCGTAAATCATGCCGCTGCCGCCAATCAGCGGCCACGCCATGCCCTCGTCGGCCATCAGGCGAACGGTCATCAGCGACACCGAGCCGCCTGTGATTTCCGGGCGCAGCTCTCCGGATAGCGTGATTTTTTCATCGCCCGGCCCGATAAACTGCGCCGCCGGACGCTGCCCGAACCGGCTGTTAGTGGGCCAGCGGTAGTCGATATTCTGCTGCATATCCCCGTAAGGCAGGGTCTGTCGCATAAACGGCATCATGCCGTAAATCATCATCATCGGTTAATCCTCCCAGCCCATTTTGCTGCGGTTCTTCGCCTGACGATTGCGCTGCTCTTTAGCCTGATGCTGCGCCATCAGCGCCATTGCGTCGTCTTTGGTCATACCCTCATGCATATTGATTTCATACTGATAAGTATTCTGGCTGCGGTCAGTGAATCCGCCTCCGGCTGACGGGGCTGAAACCGGGCGGTAAGGCGCGCCACCATAGGCGATGTTGTATTGCAGCCCGCCGGTATCTGCGCCCGCGCCGCCGGTTGCTACCGGATCCGGGGACGGGACTTTGTCTTTAAGGCCATCGGATTTCGTGTCGATAATGCCGAGCTTATCCAGCACCCAGTTGATGCCGCCCATAAGCTGATCGAGCGCGTGGCTCGGGATTTTCAGCGCCTCGGCCAGCATGTTGCCGAACTTCTTACCCATGTCTCCGGCGGCGGCAAGTTCGGTCTGCGTGGATTTCACCGGCTCCAGCAGTTTGCCGAACCAGTCCCACAGCTCTTTGACCTTGCCACCTACCCACTCAAAAACCGGCTTCAGCGAACCGAAGGAATCACTGATCGGCCCCATCGCTGCGGTAAACCCTTCGGCCATGCCTGCTATAAAGGCGCTGACAGGCTCCCAGTATTTGCGCACCAGTAGCGCCCCGGCCACGATTGCCGCCACGACGGCCAGCACCGGCAACGTAATAGCGCCGAGCGCGGCCGTAATAGCTCCGCCCGCGATGCTGAATGCCGTGCCGAGGAAGCCCGCACCGGCAATCAGGGTATTCACGCCCGCAATTACCGGCCAGGCTACCAGCCCGATAGCGCCCAGCGCCCCGGCTAACATCAGCCCGCCCATTACCACTTTTGCTATACCGCCTGCTAGCGCAGGGTTTGCTTTAATCCAGTTATCAACCGTCAGCAGCAGTGCCGCCGTGTCCTGGGTAAGTGCGCGCAGGCTGCCGTCGTTCTGATCAAAGAGATCGGTGCCAATAGCCTCATAAGCAGACTGCAGCTCTTTCAGGTCGCCGCCGAGGTTATCCTGCATGACCTGGACCAGCTCGGCCGTTTTACCATCAGAGGCTTTAAACGTGGCGGTCAGCTGATCGAGCTTACCGGTTGAGGCGGCGGTCATCAGCACTGCGGCCGATGAGCTGGCCTCCTCGCCGAATATGGTTTTCATATACTCGGCGCGCTGGCCCGTTCCCAGCTTGTGTCTATCAAAACTCGCCTGCATTTCTTTCAGGATGGTGAATATCGGGCGGGTATTTCCTTTTCCGTCTGCCGTTTTGATACCCAGCTCTTTGATAGCCTTGAATGATTCGCCGGTAGGAGCCTGCAGCCTGCTCAGCACGGCGCGGCTTCCTGTACCTGCCATTGAGCCTGTGATTTTGGCATCGTGCAGAGCGCCGACCATTGCTGCCGCCTGTTCGATGCTGACGCCCGCGTTTTTTGCTACCGGGGCGACGTAGGTCAGCGAGTCGCTAAGCCCGTCAAAGTCAGCGGCCGTTTTATTCATGGTCATCGACAGCACGTCGCCGATGTGTGCGACCTTATCGTTTGAGAGCTGAAAGGCTGATTTCATCCCCATCAGCAGCCCGGCGTTTTCCTCCATCGTGCGCTTGTTTGCCAGCGCCATGTTGAGCGTAACCGGCGTAACGGCCTGAACGGCAGCGGCATCGCCGCCGCCTTTGGCAATAACGATTTGCGCACCTGCCGCATCATCGGCAGAGGCGGCGGTTGTATCACCCAGCTGACGGGCCTGCGCACGCAGGGCTTTCATTTCCTGCGATTCTTTTCCCACGCCGAGCACGGCCTGCAGCTCGGAGTTCTTCTGTGCGAAATCAAACCCCGGCATCAGCAGCGACGTAGCAGCCATGCCGCCAACCGTGGCGGCACCGATACCGGCCGCGCCCATGTTGCGCACCTTACCCGACAGCTCCTGCCCTTTGCGGTAGCGCTCGCTGGTCTGGTTCAGTCGCTCCTGCTGTGCATTCAGCCGCTGCAGCTCCATTTTCTGGCGGCTCAGGCTGACCGTAGCCTGCGCCGAGGCGGATTTCAGGCGCTGCTGCTCGCTGCTCAGGGTTTTAGTGGAAATCCCCGCTGCGTTAAGTGCCTCGCGCTGCTGCTGCACCGAAAGGCGCAGGCTGTTGGACTTCGTCTGCAGCTCAGACGCTGCCTGACGGGCTTTTTCCAGTGCGCGGGCCTGCTGTGTCGTCGGGCGCTCCGTGTTTTTAAACTGCACGGCCAGCGCTGCTACCTCCTGCTTTGCGTCTTTGAGGCTCTGCTGCGTGACGGCGAGCTGCGCACTGGCCTTGCGGAAGCCATCAATTTTCCCCGCCTGTGCATCCAGCTCCTTAATAGTCGTCTGCGTCTGGCGTATATCAGACGAAAGATTTTTGGCTGCGGTCTGTACGGCTTTGAAGGGGCGCGAGGCTTTGTCTACAGCATTCAGCAGCACCTGAACCTTGAGGTTATTGCTCATCCGGGGTTGCTCCGCTGCGGATAAAGGCTTTATGCCGCCAGCCCATCAGCTCGGCCAGCGGCATGTCGTACATCTCGGAAGGTTGCCAGTGAAATATCGTGGCAATGTCGGCCATCAGGTCATTGACTGTCAGGCCGTGCGGCCAGTCTATTCGTCCGACTTCGACTGCAAAAAACCAATCACCTTGCCGCCCAGCGCAATCAGGTCAACCGGATCAAGGGCGTTACATTCGGCCTTTGTCAGTGCTGGCAGGGTAATGCGGGGCAGCACGGTCAGGAGTGAGTCAACATCCGACTGGCACAGATCAGCCAGGCGAACGCCGCGCAGGCTTCCGGCATTCGGCTTAATCAGCTCTACGCTTTTGATTTCGGTTTCGCCGCGCATAAACGGGGTTTCAAACTCAACAACATTTTCTTTCTTTTCCATGATTGTTCTCTGTTCACTGTAGTCAGGTAAAGCCAGCGACGTGCGCTGGCGTCAGGGTTTATACCAGGCCGAGGTTTTTACGGCGCTGCTCGAGACGGTCTACGCCGTTGACCTTCTCCACCATGTTGATGGTGTCGATTTCGATCAGCTCTTTACCGTTAAAGGTCAGCTTGTAATAGGTGTTTTTTGAGGTGATTTTGGTTTCGGTATCTTCACCCTGTTTGGCTTCGCCGAAATCAAACGACTGATGCTTACCGCGTACCTCAATCTCTACCGCGATTTCCTCGCCGGTATCGTCGCGCTGGTAAGAACCGGTAAAGCGCAGGGGAATGTCAGACGCGCCCCATTGCGTGAGTACCAGCTCATCGATGCCGCCGATGCTCCATTCAACATCAAGCGCGTCATCTTCCAGACCGTTATCGATAAAGGCCGCGCCGCTCATACCGCCCGCGCGGAACGGGTCGAGCTTGCGCGCCAGCTTCGGCAGGGTCACGGCGGTGACGACACCCTGATAGCTGTTGGCGTTGTTAAAAAGGTTCATACCCTTCAGTTTGCGTGGCAGTGCCATTTATCCGGCTCCTCAGCTGTTTACGGATGCGGCGAAGTTCGCCAGATAGGTGTCGGTAATGCGCTGGCGAAGGGTTAAATCTTCCAGCGGCGGAACCGGCGTATAGTCGTAATCGATAAAGAGCTTGCCCGCCTTCAGGGTGTCTTTATCGTTGGCGCTTTCGTCATACCAGGCGGTCGCACCCAGCAGATAACCGGCGTTAACCAGCTCGCGGAATTTCGCATTGATGCCCGCGATAATCTCGCGCACCAGAACCGGCGTAAGCGGCTTATCAACCGCCCACATGTGCGCCTCGGCCATCGTGTCGGCCAGCACCTGCGCGGTGCGGGTGTAGTTCTCAAACTGAAACAGCGGATCGTCACTGCAGGTGCGGTTGCCCCAGAAGCGGAAACCATCTTTACGGATCAGCGTGGTGACGTCGGCCTCGTTGAGCAGGTCGGCGTCGGTGCCGGTTTGCTGCAGATCCCAGAACACCGATGCGGAAATACCGGTCACGCCGTTTACGCCGACGTTAGACAGGGTTTTATGCCAGCCTGCGTCATTGTCGATTTTGGCGCGCAGGCCCAGCGCACGCGCAGTGGCATAGGCGGTATCGGATTTGCTGGTTGCAGTGTTCCACGCAAGAAAATCAGGCCAGATAACCATCAGCTCACGCTGGCTGAAGTTCTGGCGATACAGGCGGGCTTCGGAAATGGTGTTACATTCCCACGCTGAGACGTAGGCGAAGGCGCGCAGCTGCTGCGCAATGCTGGCAAGCGCGGTTGCCACAGGCAGTGAATCCAGCCCCGGCACGCCCAGAATGCGCGGCTTGACGTCGAGCTGGGTCTGCGCGGCGAGCAATGCTTTCATGCCGGTATACTGGCCGTTTTCATCCGTGCCGCCGATGATATTGGACGTGGTTTCAGCTTCGTCGGCACCTTCAGCCACGCGCACGACGACGGTCACAGGTTTGGACTGGTCAGCAATGGCCTGCAGCGCAGCCGCAAGCGTGCCTTTTTTGCCAGCCTTACCGACAGCGCCCTGCACATTGGTGATAAGTACCGGCGTATTGAGCGGAAAGGTTGCCGCGTCAGCGTCCTGCGCGGTGCAGACCATGCCGACGATTGCGGTTGATACGGTTGTTATGGTGCGCGTGCCGTCGTTGACTTCGACGACGCGGACACCATGATGATAATCAGACATCTGATGCACTCCGTTTTGAGGGTGTGCTCAGGGTGTCAGGTCAGTAAAAAGCGTGCATGCGGTTGCAGTTTGCTCATCAATGAGCAAACAGGATTTAACTGTCAGAGAAAATTCAGATACGATCGCGAAACGGCATAATTTTCAAATAGAGTATGAGGAGCGGGAATTTGAAAGCAGGGAAAAATATAATTGATAATTGGGTTAAAAAGGACTTAAGGCTTGAAATTCTTTACCGAACCATTTCATGGTCTTTATTTACCATAGCTACATATGTCTTTAGCTCATACAAGTCCGACTTCTCGGTTTTAAACTACTATAAAAGTTACACTCCAACCCCGCTATCGATTTTAAATGCTTTCTTGCCACTAATAATAATGCTCACTGCAATTTCAATTATGTTTAAAGACATGGATATTAAGCAGGGTGGAATCTGGAGTCAGGAGCAATGGCTGGGCATGTTCGGAGCTTTTTTTTGCAAAGTAAGTTCTGAAATTATGCTTTGGATTACAGGGGTAAGTTATGGCTTGATTTTGATAACGTTGATCACAGTTGTAAGGGTTATTTCATATGAAGGATTACCTAAAGGTAATGAGCTGATCAAAATATATTTTTTTGTTTCACTTTTTGTTATCATTTTCTTATTAGGGAGTTGTGCCTACATTCTTATTCGTTATGAAAAAGGGTTGATTCTTTCGACTTTTTCCGAAGTACGTTTCATACCAATACTTTGCACTCTCGCGACTCTTATCGCCATTGGGATATTCTACATAGGCTTTTAAAAAATGAGCCCGCCGGGCTCATTAGCATTAAGGTTTCTCGGGCCAGTCTATATAAGGTGCTCCCGAAAGATCTTTATCCTGAACAGTCTGAATGTACTTCATCCATGCGGTAAGTGAAGCTTTATCTGACTCAGTGATTATCCCGAGCAGCAGTTGCGTTTGCCATGCCTGAGTGATGCTGTTTGCTTCGCCAATCAGTGCGGCTTGCCTTTCTCTGGCTTCTCTGTTGCTTGCCGCTTTCTCTTCTGCCCGATCAGTCACCCATTTTTCACCATCCCATTTATCCCAGGCAGTTGCAGGTTTTAGCGGTGTAGTATCTGCCGGGTAATCACCCGGTACGTTAATTACCACTGCTGCGCCGTCAGTAACTGAGTAAACCGTTTTCCCGCGATGATCGGCCATAGCCGTCCAGACTCCATCCTGATAAATCGCTACGCGCCCGGCTTCAGTAACGGGCGGTGCGGTGATGCAGGCATTAGTGGGAAGGCCTACACCCTGCGCCAGATACTCATCATTTGAGCCAGTAAACTCGCCGCTTACCGCATCAAAATTATAAACCCTCAGTGTGCCGGCCGACTTAGCCAGGCCATTTTTATCAAGCGTTACCTTGGCCATTATGCAGCCCTTACGATGTAGTTAAACGCGACGTTCCGCGGGCGCGCTGTAATCCATGCAGAACCGCCCTGAATGCCAGACTGCAATTGAGTAGCCTGAATTGAATTGTCACTGAGTACCGCGCCCAAAACACCGTTATCAGGTGCTTTCGCATCGCCGGGCTGAACCTTTGTGACTGAATCAGGCTGGTTAAATGCCGTGCCTATAGTTGCGCCTGATGTTGTTGCATCAATACCGGGGTAATCCACCGCTGCCGTTCGCAGGCCAGTTGATAACTGCGCGGAACCTAAAGCGCGGCCTGTATCCACGCCTCGCCCGTCATCCCAGCCACGAATAAACTCTCCACGCAGATCATTCAGCTTCAATCCCGGATAAGCCAGCGCCAGTTTTGGGTATAGTGTGCCGCTAAAACTCGCCCCGTTACTTTTCAGAAAGACCATGCCAGCCATTGAGGGAAAGAGTTCATTAGGCATTTTTGTGTGAGGCCAGGGGAAAGGTGAACCGATAACGGGCGCGCCTTCGCCTAAACCGAGGTTTTTGAGAACGTCAGCAATCAGCCCGGCGTCTTTGATTTCTGCCAGGGCATTTGCGATCTGCAGGTACTGGCTGTGTGGATTATCAGCGTCAGTATGCTTTTTCATTACGCCGTCAGCGTATGCCTTTACCTCGATCACAGCGTCATCAACATACCTGCGCGTCGCCAGCACGACTGACGGGTCAATTTTCAGCGTGACGGCCGTTGTACTGTTAACGATTAAAATCATGCGCACGGTCTGCGTCCGCCCGCTGCCTTCAGCCAGTTGCGGCTTATAGGTTTCCGGGCAGTTAGCAATGGCAATCAGCACGCCGTCGGCATCATAAAGGCCGATTTCGCGGATCCAGAAACCGCCCTCGCTTTCCGGGATAATCTGCTCGGCGATGATCTGGCTGCTGTTTGCCGCGTCAACGGTCAGCGAATTAAGCTGCGCGCGGCGCTTCTCGCCGATGAGCTTAGTCTGTGCCGCATCAGGCGTTGGCAGCGTGCCGCCACCATCCCCGACGCCCAATGATGTGATATTCACTTTTGAGCCGAGCGCGGCGGCGTTCGCCAGCTTAGCCGCGCCCTGATTGGTCAGCAGGGCAAAATATTTTGTTGTCATGCGCTCACTTCCGTCAGGTCAATAAGATGCACCGCCACGCCGGTATAACCCGGCCCGCCGACGCTGATAAGTTCAGGAGTGTAGGGATAAACGGTCAGCTCGTCGCCGCTGTAGCTGGCAACCGCGACCGGCACAATGCCGTTAACATCGAGATTAATGGACAGGCCGATAAGGTGGCGGCTGCAGGGCTTCGCGTCAGCTATCAGGCGCTCCAGCTCGTTATACATTTCCTCGGTAATGCCGGTATCAAGTACACCCACGTCCAGCCGGAACGTGCCTGGCGCTTCACCGGTTTTCCACCACTCAATTATCTTGATGAGATAGCCCAGCGGCTCAACGACGCGGCGGATTGCCCCGATAGTGCCCTTGTGCCGGTGCACGTACTGCGATGCGGCAACCACGGCGCGCTTTGTCGATTCAGGCCAGGCTGAATCCCAGCGGTCAACCGACCACGCCCACGCCAGATAGGGCAGAAGCTCCACCGGGCAAGTGTACGGATTCCATAACTGGCGCAGCGGCACGCTCATCGCGCCGGGGCTTGCCAGCGCCTCGGCGGCAGCAATCTCAAGCGCTGACGAGCCGGTCGGCAGCAGGCGATCACTCATCCGATCCTCCCACTGTCAGCGTGTAGCCTGTGCAATAAGCGGCCTGCGTTTTGTCGAGCACCACATCAGCCGATGGCTTAATCAGGTTGACGCGCTGCACGCCCTCAACGTGCATGGCGGCATACAACGCAGACAGGCGAATGTCTCGGCCGAGGCGCTTTTGCGCGGTAACGTAGGCGGCGAGCTTTGCCTCAGAGGCGGCGCGGATCGGCTCCGCTTCCGGCCCCGGATAGAGGTACAGCTCTGCCACGATTTCATAATTCACAATGTGCGCTGACTGCACCGTCACCCGGTCAGCAACCGGGCGCACGTCTTCGTCATTGAGCGCAGCGCTAACCACGGCCAGCAGCTCATCACTCGCCATGCCGCTGCCCTCACGTGCGAGCACTGTCACCGTGACCACTGAAGGCGACGGGCTGATAGCTGAGGCATCGGCTACGCGGCCGTCAGCACTTTTGGCATGGTACTCATAAGCGCCGGTTGGCCCGGCCACGCTCAGCCCTTCAAAGGCGGAGGCGATGCGTAGCCGGAAATCATCGTTACTTTCCATCACTGCGGGGGTTGGCGGAATGGTTGTATCGTCGGCCGGGGTAATGATCAGGCGGGGTACGCCATTATTCGCGCCGAGCTGGTCAAGGTCGCCATCCAGCGCATACGCAACCATGACGGCTTTTGCCGCCTCGTTGATGCGCTGACGCAGGATCAGCTCACGGTAGGCATTTTCCTGCAGCAGCTTAACGATGGGTTCCGACTCCAGCGTCAGCGTGCGGGCGACGGCGTCCTGCTGGTCAGCAGGGTAAAGGGAAATCAGCGTAGCCTTTCTCTCGGCCAGCAGGGTCTCATAGTCCAGCGACTCCACCACATTGGGCGCGGGCAGCTGGCTCAGGTCGATAGTTGCCATAGTCTCAGCTCACAGGAACGGTTAAGGAAAAAGGCTGCGCGCTGTCGGTGCGGTTGCCGGACAGCTCAACCACCATTGCGCCGCTGATATCCGACTCAAAGCTGATGGCGGTCAGCTTTACGCGCGGCTCCCATTTCAGGATCGCCATATAGCAGGCCGACATAATCTGCAGGCGCAGCGCCTCGTTTTGCGGCTGGTCAATCAGCGCAGATAAAAGCGAACCATACTGGCGACGCATTACCCTGGTGCCGACAGGGGTCAGCAGAATGTCACGCACTGACTGCCGGATATGATCGAGGTCGGTCAGCGCGCCGCCGGTTTCCCGGTTCATGCCGATATATTTCGCAGTTGTCATATCGGTTCCCCCGTCTGGCCGCCGCTATCGCCCGGATGGATATGCGAATGCAGTACCTTGCCGTTTGATGAAAGGTTGCCGCCGGTATGCGTAACGTTGCCTTTCATGGTGCCGCCCTTAGTGACTTCCAGCTGCGCGGTTTTGAGCAGCGTTGTGCATTCCACTTCTGGCGAGTCAAAGAGGATTTTTACCGCCGCTTTAATTGTTGCCGTCTGTATGCCGGTTGCGATCAACGCGCCGTTTTCCGGCTCGTACTCGATCACCGCACCGTCAGGAAATGACCAGTGCAGCGCATCGGCGGAGGCAGACGGAGCCGGGTTTTCATCCGAGAAAATGCCTGGCAGCACAAAGCCGGTATCAAGTTCGCCGCCTAGGCACAGAACCAGAACCTGCTCACCTACTGACGGCGCATTCCATGAGCGGGTTTTACCGGCGCGGGCGCTCAGCCAGTGCAGCCAGCCGGTCGTATTTTTTCCCGTATCGACACGACACAGCCCGCCGTCGAGGTTGACGGCCGACACGGTTCCGATGCGGATCAGGTTGCGCAGCAGGCGCTGAATTTCTGCGAGTTGTTCATTCATATTATTAAGAATAAATTTGATAGCACAGAATTTTAAGAAAACAGTGCCTGTTGGTATATCAGCAAACACTGTTATATCGGTGCTTAGAGATTCTTTTTGACTATATTATTGAAATAATTCTGACGGAATATCCTGCTTCCAAAGCTCATAAAAGCACTTTACCATTGCTGAGTATTCACTTTTTCCGCAAAGTTCGTTCTTAATAAAATCGCCCAATACAACCTTACGAATTATTGGTTCTCTTCCTAAATCTAGAATTATATTTTTTATAACGTCTATTGCTTGAATTCTTTCCATTCTTTTTTCTAATAGTGCCGTCCTATTTAAATCTATAATTGTCTTTGTATTTGCACCTGCAACATCTTTGGTACACATGAATGAACCTGCAAAATTAATACTAAGCTCAGGATCAACAATGTACGGGTTTATAATGTACTCTAGATTAGGATCGCGGTTTGATTTATTTTGATTGCATATTTCGCAAGCGAGAGTTAAATTTTTCCATTCGAAAGTTTGATCTTCATAAAGTGACTTTGGCAAAATATGCTCAACATCACCATGATGAACATGCAAGATTTTACTTTCGCAGTACACACATTTCCCACGTGTTTCTTTGATTAGAGCTGCCTTAACCTTCTCATGCCTATACTTTGTGGCTACGCTTGGCTTAAGCTTTCTTTCTTGTGGACTTTGAGCAAACAGCGCTTTGGTCCATTTTTGTTTGTTATCTAACAGAATTTGTGGCTCTTGACCTTTTGTCATTTTAATCATCTTTCTTCTCCAGCAATCTATTGAGAGCCGAAGGGAAGTACTCTTCTAATCCAGACGCATTCAATTCTTGCCTTAGCATATCAAGCGTATCGTTAGTAAATGGGTGCGTGGATATTTTTTTCGCTATACTATCAATTTCCTCTTCAGCCCACATGGGCATGGTAACGGGAACTCCTAATACGTCACGCAACGTTTCACTTGCCGTAGCTGATTTGTTAGTGCCACCAAGCAATCCAGAATGTATTTTCCTGCTGATTTTATTCTCGTCTGCGTTGTCACTTGATTGCTGATACGCTAGGACATATATATAAGAGTCTTTGACTGAAGTAACAACAAAAGGACTATGCGTGGCAACAATAAATTGCACATCTGGGAAAGCGTTAGTAAGCGAAACCATTACTGTTCTTTGCATTGAGGGATGTAAGTGGTTCTCAGGTTCATCAAGCAATACAGTACATGACGGATTATCTACAGTGTAAAGCAATATTTGCCATGCCAGGTCGATCAGGGACATTAGTCCACCTGATGATGAATCAAGCATGAATTCGCCTGATTCAGTGACCAATACTACGTCGGGTATCCTAATACTTATATCTTTAAAACCAACCTCTTTTGGTAATATTTTCTGAAGAACCTCCTTGAACTTGTTATATATTTCATTTATTTTTTCATTGCCATGAACATTAAGATTTCCCGGGCCAAAAGTTGCCATGGAAATTATTGCTTCTTTAATTCGATATGTTGAGGAATATTGCGTGTAACCGTTGTTGGCAAAGCTATTTATCGTTTCTCGATAAGCGCTATAAGCATTTTGCGCAGTAATTACATTAGTGGGGATATTCCCAACTTGTTGATAGCTTGTGATGGGCCTGTGAGATCTAATAAAAATACCATTAAACCCAGGAATATTACCAACTTGATTTACATAAGTATTTTGCTCTTTAAAAAGAAGGACACTGTACGCGGCGCCAGTTTCTTTAGGTACTTTGAGTGAGCATGACTCGCCATCGCTGAAGGACATTGAACCAATGTCATTATAATTCCTTACATAGTCGTCCTTACTTAAGGATATCTTTCTTCTTAAAACGCCACTATTGTATTTAAATAATCGATCTTCAGTAAACACAGGCGTGGCAATTAAGGTCTCACTTTGGCCCAAGGCACTGGATATTATCTTTAATAAAGTACTTTTCCCTGCACCGTTACCACCTGTCAAAATCGTTAGCTTAGGATGGAATTCTATGGAGACCTTTTCAAACTGGCGCCATTCATTGATAAGAAGTGAATTTATAATCATTTTATGCCCTTGATGGTTTTTTGACTACTTATGTTACACCCTAACTTTGCAGTCAATCAACCCCTGCAAAAGAGCCAACTTCTGTTGTATGCATATAGTATTCTTTTATTAAGGTATAAATGATTGATTAAATTGAGTGGAAAAATATCGATGCTTTGCCTTTGAATAATTAATGGATCAAGCTTTATATTATTGGTTTTTTGTTGATTTAAGCATAAAAATTGCATTTTAAATTTTTGGCTCTATTTGGCAAATATTACATTGGGCTAAATAGTCGGTTTAAAATCAATTCATGAATAAATGTTTGTTCCTCAATACCAATACCCAAAAGTGGCCTGGCCTCATACCGTATTTCTTTACCTTTGCGAGACGGCCGGTCACGCAGCCCGTAATGATGCACGCGGGCCATGCGCTGCACGTTACCCGCAAACTTGATCACGGCCTCATTCGGGCTGGCCTGCGTCTTCATGTACTTAGCGGTGCGCAGCTTTGCGAACATCTCGCGCTTTATCCGGCCTTTTTTACTGCGCACCGGCTGCGTTTTGCGGGGCTTAAACGGCGTGCCGTCAGGTGCCTGCTGTCGCTTGATGTTCTGCTGCTGACTCGCGCGCAGCTTGCGGCCAATGCTGCGCGCCATTTCTTTGCGCGCCGGGGCTGACAGGCTGCTGATAAGCGCCTCAAGCCGATCATTTACCAGCTGCAGCTCGCTCATGACTGCCACTCGCTCATAAGCTCGCCCTTAACATAAAGCTGCACCGGCCGGGCGTCATTCTCCGGCAGCGGGTTCTCGCCGACGTGGGTCACGTGCAGCCCGTCGTCGGCCTGCTTCACGATCACGCGCTCGCTCAGCTGCAGCTCAATGCTGATATCGCTGGCCGTGTCGCTGATAACATCCGCCTCAAAGGTGAAGCCCGTCCGGCGCTTTTCCTCGCTTGCCATAATGTCGGGTTCATTCTTTCGCAGCCAGGCAAGCAGCGGCACGATCAGCAGGTCGATGTTACCGGCGTAGTCGGTAATAACCATGTTAAGCCGGTACTGGTATTCAAACGACAGCGAGCTGGCAAGCGTCGAGACGATGCGCCCGCTGTCGATAAACACGTTCAGCGCGTCAGGGTTTCGCTGCAGCTCCGGCACGCTGTCGGTCAGCGTCTGGCGCAGTTGTTGGGGTTTCAGCATCGTGTTGTTCCTGGCAGTCTTTGATTATTTCGACCTGCAGCCCGCAGGCAGCGAGTGCGGCCTCAAGCTGACGATTATCCGCCGCCAGATCGCCCGCCGTTTTAAGGCTGTTTCCCGGCACCGGGCAGCTTGTCACGCGCGGACACCCAATCCAGATAATCTCTGGCGCTGGCGAAGGCCGGACGGGCGTGCAGCCGGATAACATCGTCAGGCAGAGCAGCAGCAGACCAGTCACGCAGTATCGGATTTGCATCGGTTTCTCTCTGTATGGTCATTTCACGGTTAAGTGCGGCCGTGCTGGCGCGCCCCTGCATCAGCCGCAGCTCGGCCTCGCGCTTCTGGCTCGCCCTTGCATCGGCATCCAGCCTGGCTATCGCTTTATCCCGGCTCACGATACCGGCCGACAGCGTGCCGATAATGCGCTGCGCGCTGGTCAGGTCGTCTTTTGCAACTTTCCACTGCCAGCCGGTCACGCCCAGCGCCAGCAGAGCGACGGCCAGCAAAGCGGCAATCAGGCGCGTCATCTGACACCCCGCAGGCAGTAGGCTGTTTCCGCAGCGCGGCGGTTTTCCAGCCCGCGATTTTTCACGCCCTTAACGAACACCCAGCGCCGCAGCTCATTACAGGCATCAAGCCAGTGCTGCAGCCTGATGTAACGGGCAAAGGTCGAGCTGCAGGCCGCGCGCACGCCGACGTTAAAGGCGAATGAAACGGCCGTGTCATAGACCGGCTGCGGCATCTCAGCCGACATACAGGCATCGATCCCGCGCTCGACGCGCATCACGTCATACACCAGATTGACCGCCGCCTGTCGCTCGCTGATCTGGCTTTGCGGCGTCACGCCTTCTGTGTGACCGATGCCGTTAGTCCAGACTCCGGCGCTGCACTGATAGGGCGAGGTGCGGCACCCCTCGGCGTTGGCGATAAGCGCAAGCCCGGCCTCGGACGTTTTCAGGGTTTTGAACTGTGGCAGCAGCGCAGCAATTGCCAGCACGGCCACCACGGCGCAGCGTTTAACGGTCTGGCTCAAGGCTCACCCCCCGCAGGCGCTGCAGCTCGTAGGTTTTACGGCGGTAATGCCAGTTGATGAAGAACGTCGCCACGTTAGTGATAAGCGTGATAACGGCCACGCCGGAACCGACCATAAAGGCGATATCCTGTGGCGTATGACGGCCGAACCACATCAGGATGAGGCCTATCAGGTAGTTGATCACAGAGCTGATTTTTTCCATTTTTAGTCCCACAGGTTGACGGTTTCACCTGCTGAAGATTCCGGCAGATCAGGCAGCGTCACCTCGCAGCCGTGCGGCAGTACCGGCCCGCTTTCGGCGAGACCCGGATTAGCCGCGTAAACCAGTTCGACGGCCTGACCGGTTCGCCCGTAATAGCGCTGACAGATTTCATCAACGGTATCGCCCTGCTGCGCGTAAATGTTCATCAGAGCAGATCCACAATGCAGCCAGGCTTACCGGCGATGCGGCTGATACTGAATCGCGCATCGCGCCAGTACTCGTCGGCGCTCGCCTCAATCTCTGCCGCCTTTTTCGTGCCGCTGGCGTCGTAGCCGCGATAGCGCTCGACGATGGTGGCGGCAGTCAGCGCGCTGACGGCGGCAAGGTAGGCCGTAACCTTTTCGCTCTCGCCGTCCAGCGATTCCGCAGGCACGTCGGCCAGCACCTTAAAGCCCGCGGCCATCTGCGCGGCGCGCCAGTCGTACAGCTCGGCGTTTACTTCTGAAATCGCCGTTTTCACGGCAAGGCGCAGGCGCACCGCCGTGACCGTTCCCTCATAGCGCAGTGAATCGCGCAGCTGCAGCAGGTCAACGTCAGGCCAGAAAAACGTATTCTTTACCGGCGGCTCGGCAGCGTCTGCCGGTCGCGGGGCGGGGATAACAACCGTGTTATTCATAATCGGCCTTTGAAATAGGTGGGCGGTGGAGGACGGCGCAGACACTGAAAGTGCGTTGCCGTCCTGCCGCCCGTGCGCGGGGTCGCGTTCGGTCAGCGGCTGGCGATGGCCTGTTTTTTCATCGCCGTTCCCAGCCGCTCAATGTCTTTTTTGACGCCGCAGCCGTCGTGCAGCTGATGCGCCCTTACAAGGTGGGTCATCGCCTCCGAAGCCCTGCCCGCATCGCGAAGCACATACCCGGTTATCTTGTGCAGCTTGGCGCGCACCTGATCAGGCATGTCTTCGGATTCCGTCATCGCAATGGTTGCCAGCAGCGGGTCAACATCAACCGGCTCTTTTGCCGTCCAGGCGCGCGTTGCCGCGCTGGCGACTTCCTCGGCCAGCAGGTAAGGCAGGCTGGCGCGCTTAAAGCCGTCTGGCGACACAAGGCCATGCGTCAGCGCGTACCGGGCAATCTCCAGCGCGCCGGGCACGTCGCCCGCATCGAGCCGCCAGATCATGACGGTCATCAGCACGGCATCCTGTGCGCCTTTGCCTTTCTCCAGCACGCCGGACACCCACGGCAGGTACTCAGGCAGCAGCTGACGCTTCATTTCCGCCTTGCGCTCGTTAGAGTGCACTTTCTTCAGGCGGCGCTTGTCGTCATTGAGCTTGATGAGCATCTGCTCATAGCCGCTGGCATGGCGCAGCGGGTTGTCGGCGTTCTGCGAGGCTTCGATAGCCTGCTGGCGCATGCGGTGACGTCGGGCAGGGCTTAACATGCGTTACGCCTCCGGGGTTTCTGCTGCCGGGGTTTCTGCAGCCGCGCTGAACTCACCGACTTCGATGTTTTCAACCAGGCAACCGGCCGCGTAATCCTCGATCACGTAGTCCTCGTTGATGGACTCATAGTTTTCGATGCGGTCGCGCTTCGGCACTTCGTCAATCAGGCGGCGGTGCGTGCCTTCCTGAAAGTAAATTGACAGGTTATCCGGGCGGGTAATCATCAGCGCGTTGGCCGGGAAGTACGGCACGCGCACCGCTGGCAGGTTGCCGATGCGTTTCTGACTGACGATCAGGTCGGCGGCCAGCTGCTCGGTGTTAGCCTGGGACTGGTTAACGATCGGGAAATATTTGTCAGCCAGCAGCTGACGGCCCACGATGACAACCAGCTCCGGGTCTTCCTGATACCACGGTTCGATCAGGGTGTTGGTGGCATCCATCACCAGCGCATCAAGATTGGCGTAATCGCCGTTTTTGCCGACGCGGATTTTTGCAGACACCACGGTGCCGTTTTCGTCGGTGATTTTGCTCATCACGCGATCCGGCGCATCGTTGCGATACTTCTGCAGCCAGCCTACAGCCACGTCCTGCAGCATCGGGAACTTGGCGCGGTTCGAGGTTTTGGCGCGGGTCACGCCGTTGAAGCCGATCATGATGCGGTCAAGCGCCTGGCGCTTCACGATGGCGTCGCGCAGGCGGGCCTGAAAATCTTCATAACGCGCCCACAGGTCGAGGGTGTTATAGCGGATATGAAAGTCATAGTTGACCTGCACACACTCATAACCCTGCTTATCCAGCGCGGCAAAGTCAGCGGTTTCGCGCTCGTCGCCGCCTGCCGTATCGGTCACGCTGGCAATCGAGCCGGACACGCCGATCCCGATTTTCTCGCCCTTCATTTCGGACACCGGCACGATGTTGACGCGGGTCAGGAAGCCGGAAGACTCCTGCACGCGGTTCATCAGAGTCTGCGTGACCGTCGGCTCAACGGTAAACTTTTTGTTCATGTCGTCGGTTTCGACGCCGTTCAGCTCGGCGAGGCGGGTCATGAACTGGTTAAACTTGAAGCGGGTATTCTTACGCATTGGCGTTCCTGTTTATCTCTGTGTTGGGTTTTAACGTTCAGGCAACGCCTGATTAGCAGTCGGTCTGCGCGCCGGACTTCGGATCGCTGCCGGTTGCCGCCGGGCGGCGGGTAAAGCTGCCGTCGGTCTGCGAAAGCTGGCCCTGCAGCTCAGCGAAAGCGGCGCGGTCTTCCCCGGCCTGCTGCTCGATAGCCTCCAGGCGCTCGCTGACAGATTGCTCCAGCGCTGAAAGTTTCTGCGTCTGGCTCTCAGCATTCAGCTGCACCTGCTCAGCGACGGCTGTTACCGCCGCGCCGACGTCGGCGAACTGCTCGCCATCGGTTTTCTTTTTGGCAGAGAACATCGCCGAGATTCGCGCCAGCAGGGACGGTGACGGCTCCGCCACTTCCTCAAACTCGATCACGGTTTCTTCAGCGGCGCTGAAAAGGTTGTCTTTATGCTGCTTGCGGGATTCCAGCGGGTTAACGGTCGCCGAGGCGCTGAAGCTCAGGATTTCCGTGCCGAGGCTGGCAGGATTGTCGGTAACAGCCAGGCCGATCAGATATGCCTCACCGGTATCCGCGAACTTGGGGTTGTACTGAATTGACGTATAAATTTTCTGGCGTGCCTTTGTCATAGCAACCAGCTCATCTGTTGGATCGATATCCCCGTATAGCGCCAGCTTGCCTTTTAGCGGCCCGTCAGCAATTTCTTCAGCTGACAGCGCCACCACGTCACCAAAACGGCGAAACGGGCTGTCAGGCGTGATGCCTTTGATGTGCTCAAGGTCAATTCGCGCCCCGTACATCGTCGGGTCATAGTTTTTCGCCATTTGCGCAATGTGCTCACGCGGAATTGCGCGGCCATCAGTGGTTGCGCCTTCAACTGCGATACGAAAACGCTTTGCTTTGATTGCTGCCATTAATCAGGCTCCGGTCAGGTGTTGGGTCGGTTCGGGGCCAGTTTCCCCGTCGCCACACAATCCCTCAACGAATGCCAGCCCGCTGATGCATCAGCAAACAGGGACAGCAGGCGCGCCATTTTCGGCACCGGTAGCCTTGCCGGTATGAAAACGACACCGACAACCATCATCAGCGATCCGCGCCGTCAGGCCGCGCTGCTTTACTGGCAGGGTTATTCCGTGCGCCAGATTGCGGAGACGCTCGGACAGAAAACGCCAACCGTGCAGAGCTGGAAGCTGCGCGACGCGTGGGACAACGTTGCGCCCATCAGTCGCGTGGAATCCAGCATGGAAGCCCGGCTGATTCAGCTCATCATGAAAGAGGTAAAGGGGAATGGTGATTACAAAGAGATAGACGCGCTCGGCCGTCAGATTGAGCGCCTTGCCCGCGTTGAGCGCTACCGCAGCAGCGGCAACGAGGCCGACTTAAACCCTAACGTGCGCAACCGGAACAAAGGCGAGCGCCAGCCGGTTGTTAAAAATGAGTTCAGCGAGGAACAGGTAGACAAGCTGACCGGCGTGTTTATGGATAACTGCTTTGAGTATCAGCTCAACTGGCACCGCGCCGGGCTGACTCACCGCATCCGCAATATCCTGAAGTCCCGCCAGATTGGCGCAACGTTCTACTTTGCCCGTGAGGCGCTGATCGATGCGCTGACCACCGGCCGCAACCAGATATTTCTTTCAGCCAGCAAGGCGCAGGCCCACGTTTTTAAAAACTATATCCTCGACTTCGCGCGCCAGGCTGACGTTGACCTGAAAGGCGATCCGATTGTGCTGCCAAACGGCGCGCGCCTGATATTCCTCGGCACGAACGTGCGCACAGCGCAGAGCTATACCGGAAACCTCTATCTGGATGAATATTTCTGGATCCCGAAATTCCAGGAGTTGCGCAAAGTCGCCAGCGGCATGTCACTGCACAAGAAGTGGCGCACCACCTACTTTTCCACGCCGTCGGCCCTGTCGCACAGCGCCTATCCGTTCTGGTCTGGCGAGCTGTTTAACAAGGGCCGACGCAGCAAAGATGATCGCATCGAGATAGACCTGTCGCATTCTCACCTGGCGAAAGGCGCGCTGTGCGGTGACGGGCAATGGCGTCAGATTGTGACGGTTGAGGATGCGCTAACCGGCGGCTGCAACCTGTTCGATATTGACCAGCTGCAGCTTGAATACAGCCCGGCGGAATATCAGAACCTGCTGATGTGTGAGTTTGTCGACGACGAGGCGAGCGTGTTCCCGTTCGCCGAGCTGCAGAGCTGCATGATCGACAGCCTGGAAGAGTGGGAAGACTTTAACCCGTACCTGCCGCGCCCGTTTGCATACCGGCCGGTCTGGATTGGGTATGACCCGTCGCACACCGGCGACAGCGCAGGCTGTGCGGTTATTGCCCCGCCGCTCGTTGCAGGCGGAAAATTTCGCGTGCTGGAGCGTCACCAGTGGCGGGGCATGGACTTTGCCGCGCAGGCGAAATCTATCGAGGACTTAACGAAAAAATACACCGTTGAATATATCGGCGTGGATGCGACCGGCATCGGCCAGGGTGTTTTCCAGCTGGTACGCCAGTTTTACCCGGCCGCGCGTGAAATTAAATACTCGCCAGAAGTTAAAACAACAATGGTACTGAAAGCAAAAGACACTATCAGCAGCGGGCGGCTTGAGTATGACGCCGGGGCGACGGATATCACGCAGTCATTTATGGCTATCCGCAAAACCATGACGGCCAGCGGCAACCGCTCAACCTATGAGGCGAGCCGCAGCGAAGAGGCCAGTCATGCTGACGTTGCCTGGGCAATCATGCACGCACTGTTAAACGAACCGCTTACCGCAGCTAGCGGCGGCGCTAATCCCTCAATTCTGGAATTTTACTGATGAGCAAACGCAGAGGCCGCAAGGCCCACTCCGCCACCGCGCAGCCGGTACAGGCAACCGCATCGCAGCAGCACGCCGAGGCGTTTACTTTTGGCGATCCGACGCCGGTCATGGATAAGCGCGACATTCTGGATTACGCCGAGTGCATCGGTAACGGGCGCTGGTTTGAGCCGCCGGTCAGCTTTAATGGGCTGGCAAAAAGCCTGCGCGCGGCCGTGCATCACAGCTCGCCGATTTACGTAAAGCGCAACATTCTGGCCTCGACCTTTATCCCTCACCCGATGATGAGCCAGCAGGAGTTCAGCAAGTTTGCGCTTGATTATCTGGTCTTTGGCAATGCCTTTGCCGAACTGCGCCGCAACGGTCTGGGTAAGCCACTGCGCCTTGAAACCACTCCGGCCAAATTCACCCGCAGGGGCGTGAAGGATGGCGTTTACTGGTTTGTAAATGACTGGAAAGAGCCGCACGAATTTTCGGCCGGCAGCGTGTTTCACCTGCTGGAGCCGGATATCAATCAGGAGCTTTACGGCCTGCCGGAATACCTCAGCGCGCTTAACTCCGCCTGGCTGAATGAGGCGGCGACGCTGTTCCGCCGCAAGTATTACCAGAACGGCGCGCACGCCGGTTATATCCTTTACATGACCGATGCGGCACAGAGCAGCAGCGACGTTGACCGGATGCGGCAGGCGATGCGCGACACGAAAGGGCTGGGTAACTTCCGCAACCTGTTCATGTACGCGCCGAACGGTAAGCCGGACGGGATCAAGATTCTGCCGCTTAGTGAAGTAGCGACGAAAGACGATTTCTTTAACATCAAGAAGGCCAGCCGCGACGACCTGTTAAGCGCGCACCGCGTACCGCCGCAGATGATGGGGATTATCCCGGATAATACCGGAGGTTTTGGTGATGCGGTGAAGGCGTCTCAGGTATTTGTAAGGAACGAACTGACACCGCTGCAGGAGAGATTCAAAGAGATAAACGAATGGATTGGACTTGAAATCATAAAATTCAAACAATATGACCTAATTTAGAAAAGGAAGCTCAATAGAGCTTCCTTTTTTACACTATTGAATGTAAGCCTTACTCAAAGAGTATTCTTTATAGAAATCTCTTGTAGAATGAGATATTGAAGAAAGTGTTCTTAATGTTTTCTCTAAGCCTTTGCCCGATGGTTGGCTTTCCAATATCATTAGTAATTGAGGAATGCTCATGAAAAACAAGCTGTGGAATGGTTCCTCATCTAACTGGCCAGCCTCATCAAGCTTTGAAATATGTTCCGATATTTCATTGATGTGTTCTCTCCAATCATTAAGCTTCTTATCTGCTTTTAATTCGCCAGCTTTGAATGTTGCACCCAATGAATTATTCAATATTGAACGAATGGTCATTCTGTCTTGAAAACTCCCATAATCATACAATGTCAGCGCAACTTTAATGATTCTTTGGGATTTATATATAATTCCTTGTGAGCCATCAATGTTTATCACTCCATCACAACGTAAAACTCTTTCTGCTTTAAAACATTGACTTGTAGCGTGAATCAACCCCCCTCCCAAGTCTGACAGTATAGAATAATCAACGCCAGACATCGATAGCCTTGTCATCCCTTTCTTTTTAATTTCAATAAAAATAATTGCACTATCAGTTTCTATAGTTATGTCGCTCTCGCCAGAAACAGCCCCGTCTTTACTAAGATAGTCACCGCTATAATATTTAATACCATAAGAATCCAATTTGCTTTTCACGAAGCTTTCAATTACCTGGCCTAGAATAGCATCATTAGAATTATTCCTTTTTCCATCGGGGGCTATAATGGAATTCAATGTGTTATTAAGAAATGCAAGTGAGGATAATGGCTTAGGCATTAATAGATAACTATCTTTAAACGGAAGTAACGGCGTAAAACTATTATCAATCGCAAGGCTTTTTGGCGGGAATTCTAAGTTCTTATTAGGGGTGGGGTTAAGAAGAATTTTTTCAATCATTCGGGTAGCGTTTGCCGTGCCAAGGCATAATATTTTTTTGGTTGTTTCAAAATCCAAGTCAATGATTTGCTTTTCTAAAGAGTAATTAAGCAAAGCAGAACCACATTCGTAAATTTTATTAATTGAAAACCCATGGCTTCTTAGTTGTTTAAACTCCAAAGAATTTATCACATACTTTAGAATTTCTCTTGCATATTCACTGTGCAACTGAGTAATGCAAAAAAGATTGTCAAATATAATCTCGTCAGAAAGAAATTTCGTCAAACCATAGTGATCTACATACCAAGATTCGTAAGGGCTATAATTTTGGATTTCAAAAGCAGACACTATATCTTTTAAAAGCTCAATAAGCAGAGGGAAGTTTTCTTCACGTAAACTATCGCCTAGGATATTAGAATGTTTAGCACCCAAAGCTATTAAATATGAAAATGGAACTTCGGGCAATGGCCTGTCATGTCCCATTGAAAGATTTCTGCAAATATGAAATCTTTTCTGATGAGGATCGTATTTCTTAGATATCACCTCAAAAATAGCATGTAAAATATTACAGCCACCAACTGACATTGCAAGACGGTCTATCTCTAAAGTAAGTTGATGATAGCAACTCACATCAATATAAAAAGTGTCTTCTTTTTCAATTATCGAAAAACCCTTTTTGATGAGCCTCGAACATGCATTGCTGAAATCAAAAATTTTAGCATACAACGATTCAAAATCCGTCTCTGCTTTCATCAGTATATTAGTGTCTTTAATCTCTCCCAAGACACTTATAATTTCAACCCACTTTATTGATGATAATAATCCTTGTTCTTTCGTGACTGAATTGTCTCTCAACCCATCAAGAAGTATATATATATAAGTCATATAAGGTTCTAATGGTCTCCCATTGACAATATGCTCATAGACGATTTTCTTTTGCAAGTAAATAAATTTCTCCCTCACCAAATAGACATTTTTACCTGCGAGGGATTTCATCTTTAAGTAACCGTCCTTACTATCTATTTGCGTGTAAACTTTTTTAGTCACCTGTTCATCACACAATTGCAAGAACAATTCATAATTCATTTTCATCTCCTTGAAAAAAACATAGTAATCGGATTAATAAATTTATATTTAGCTAAAGAATACATGTCTGGAAAGATTTTACGAATATTTCTTGAGACTTTCTGGCTCATATTAGAAGTGAATATTTACCAGAAAGGCTGCTATGCTGATTCTGCTGTGAGTACATGCTACTTTGCATTCGCGCGCAATGCTATCCCCGCCACGCCTGCCCGCTTTATGCATCGCTTTTCATGCATGTGCATGTACAATCTCTGACCGCGCCAGTTCTGGCCTTACAAACGCTTAGCGATCCAATTTGGATCATGCGGATTCATGCAAGCATATGCACTTTGATGCAGAAGCAAAAAGCCACCTGAAAGGTGGCTAGTGAAGGGGAGGGAAGGAGGTCTTAATCATTCTGCCTGGCAATATATAGCGGCTTCGAAAACAGATGTATCGATTGTGCCAGCCATATCGCTGATCATCGAAAGTGCCATTTTTAATTCATCTTCTTTGCAATGTGCGATCAGCGATACGTCGGCAATGAACCGAATGCGTGCAACCGTTTCACTTAGATTATCTAGGTTCATCAAATGATTAACTCCTTCTAGTCAAAATATACTGTATGTATAAACAGTATCATGGCGACTTCAAATCGTAAAGAATCGTGCGGCTCAGATTAGTCCGACTGCCGTTTTATTAATCAGGCAGCTGTATGCCTCTTTTTCTCGCGAGCGCAATGAAGCGCTTTAATGGAGTGGGATTTTTGCGCCGTCTATGGAAGAGGTAGCCGCTTGTACCGCTCCAGTAAGAAAGCTCCCCAACCTTGATGGTATGGCCTTTCATCATGCGGACAGCTTCACCGTCGGATAGTGTTAGCCTGGAGATTTCAAAGAAACTCTTTTTCAAAGCCTCACGTTCTTTGTACTGGCTCAGTTCTGAGCGATATTTGTCCGGCTCAAGTTGCTCCTGCGCTGGCTTTTCTCTTAATCGCTTAAGAATCCTTCTACGTTCGGCCCGAGTAGGGGGCTTAGAGAAATCGATAGCAGCTTCAGAGTCTGTTGGCTCCGTACAGTTATTGACAGAACTCCGAGAGGACGCGGACGCGTCCTTAAATTCAAAACCCAAATCAACGGCACGTTTCGGAACAATCTTCCACTGCAACAGGCGGGTTAAGATCGGCGTGTCGTCACCAACTTCAGTTGCGTAAATGCCCTTAATACGCACGGTTTCCTCGCCGTACTCATTCACGTCTTCGCTTGCCTGATACCATGTGCGCACGGCCAGCTCGTCACGGCGCACGAATGGGCCGCCCTGCGCGTTAACGTATCCGGCCCAGTCGCCTGCGTCGGCTGCATCATGCGCTGCCGCAAACTCGACGCTCAGGCCGTGCGCGGTTTCGCTGTCAGCCATGCGGCGCAGTTCGCGGTAAACCGTGACCGGCGCGCCGCCCACAAACTGGAATTGACGGATGTGCCAGCGTGCCGCCCAGGCAGAAACGGCCGAGGCGGTTTCCTTAAGGTCTTTGCCGCTTTCGTCGTCCGTCTCGCCGTCCAGCGCGTAGCCATCGATATTCTTGGAAATGTATTTAGCAACGTAACCCGTCGCGCTGCCTTTCTCCGGGTCAATAGCCTCGGCGTGAAAACGGGCCTTACGGGCCTTTTCCGTTGTCAGCTCGCTGCCGTCTTCCTGCCAGGCGTAATCGCGCACAATCTCGAGCACGCGCTCAGCCTGCTCCGGGCGCATAAACATGAGCATGTGCCAGTGCGGGGTCGCATCATGATGAGGCTCAGCAACGCGGATCCCGAAGATGCGGATTTCTTCGCGGTGCAGCTTGGCGCGGATTTTCTGCCAGACGCTGCAAAGATAACGCTGCGTGTCGGCCGGGCTGGCACCGTTCCATTTGCGGTTACGATGCCCGGTTTTGATTGTGGCGTGATAGCGTGCCGGGGCGGTTAGCGTGTAGAACTCGCCTATAAAGCCCATTTCATTGCAGATGTTTTCAAAGCCACGAATACGGGTCATCAGCTCGCAGCGTCGAATCGCCGGATTGGCCACGCTGCCGTCGTATTTCTCGATCAGGCTGATGCGATTGCCTTCCTCGTCTTCCAGCTCCATTCCCTTTAAAAACTCACGGGTACGGCGCTTCTGCTCACGCCACTCAGAAACGGTCATGCTACTGGCATAGGGGGTATGCTTTTTGCTGACGTTTGCCAGTGCGATTTGGAGATGTTCACGCCATGATGCGGCCACGCGGCGCAGTCGGCCTTTCCACCATTTTTCCGTCTGCATACGCATGATCGCCGGGGTAACTTCCTCCGGGTCAAACAGCCGTGACGTGACTTTATCCCATAATGGCGGCGTCTGGCTCAGCTCGCGGGTGATGGTGGCGGCGGTCATGTAAACGCGGTGCGTGTATTTGTAATCTGACTCGTCACTGGCCTGCGCGTGTGCCTGTACCAGCTCGGCGAGAATGAAATTAGCTACATCCCCGGCAAGCAAATCGACGTCGGCGCGAGCCATATCCGGCAGGCGGTTAAAGCGGCGCATCAGCTCCCACATCTGACCACCTGCACTGGCCGCACCCGCTCCTTTCGCGGAATTTCCGGCCAGCAGGTTAAATGTGCCGCTCGTCATCTCTCCGAGACGATATTGAGCGTTAACGGTTTCAACGCGTGGCAATGTGCGCTCAACAAATGTCTTTGTTAAGTACGCATTGGCGCGGGCTGTTCCCTGCGTCTTTTCGAGATCGCTGATGCGGCGTTTAACGTCGAGTTGTATCAGAGCAGGCTGCATAACGAGCAACTCCTGCGCACGCACTAAAGCCGCAATCATCTGACTGCGGCTGTGCATTTCCTCATAGGTGGGATAGGGGCTGGCGATGGCTTCCCGTGGAGCATTCCACGGGTAAGCAAATTCCTCATGCATCAGGAATTACCCTGACGGTGTTTACTGCGATGCTCCTCAATTTCCTGGCAGGAAACGCAGCGAGTTACACCCAGATACGCGCGCCGTCGCTTTTCAGGAATTGGGGCATCACAGTCTTCACAAAATGAGGCGCTTATAGCAGGCGCGCGATTGACAATAATCGCGATGTTGCGAGCCAGCATTTCGTCGGTGCGCTGCTGTACGATGTCCATTGAGTCAGCCATTAGTGCGCCTCCTCAATCTGTGCCTGGATTATTTCCGCTTCCTGATTAAGCAAGTCGGCTGCTTCGATGTGTGTCATTCCATCACTACGGATCTTCCATGCCAATACATTGAGGCGTGAGGCCATAAGTTCTGCACGAGCAAGACGTTCTTCCTTGCGCGCATCATTCAGCATCATATCGAGTTCGATATATGAAGCAGGTTTACTGGTACCAGATGATTTATTCAGCATATGATTTCCTTATATTTAGGCAAAGCGAATCCCGGCGGGTTTACGCCAATTAATTGCTTTGGGTTATTTAGCTTAAAAGAGTCATTCGTTTGGGAAACAAACTCACAACGGCTTTCAGGTGGTTCATTGCGCGAATCAGTGCGTTTCTTTCTTCATTAGTAAGATCATTAAAATCGGCTGAGTGCCGGTCTTTGCCGATATTCGCCAGGAAAAAGATAGCGCTTAATGCTCGTTTGTTATCCTGATAATTGTTGTCAGTCACATCGCGCATTTCAGCAATAAAACGAGCTACATCTTTTTCGCAATTACCGCCCATCAGTTGCGCGCGAAGCAGTGCAACATGATTCAGCGCGGCAACACGTTGACCGGCTGTCAGTTCGACCAGCATGGAATCGCCTTCGATAGCCATGATTTGCCTCTCTTAGGTAATGCCTGTGCTTTTACTTCTGAAGACGACGGCGTTGCCGGGTTCCAGCGCTTACCGTTTTCTCCCATGATCCAGCCGTGTCCGTAAGACATAGATGGGCTTTGACGTTTTAGCCTTGCAGCCAGTGAGATCATGACTACACCTCAACTCATGCCAAATGATGCACCGATGCCGCTGATAGCATCGACAGTTGAGGACAGTGCCGGGTTAGCCTGAATACGCGCCTGTACTGCCATTGCGGCCAGCGTTAAGCAGCGAATACCGCTATTAACATTTTGCAGTAGGCCGCGTTTACAGTTGGCCGTCATAGGTTCTGTAGAGCTTGCCCCAGCTGCTAACTGGCCCACTTCTGCGGTAGCTTTCATGACATACAGGGGGAATTTTTCATCTGCTACTTCGTTTACCGGCACACAAGGTAGGCACTGGATTTGCGCCAGCAAGCCATCAACTAATGTTGCATCCTCTGTGACATCGGTAAGAGCTAAAACCTCTAAGACGGTAAGCTGATGCGGCTGGTCTGGATTCAGCTTGTTACGCAGAGTTTGCGCACGTATCCCGGACTGCTTCGCAACATCTTCCATGTTGTGAGCTAACGCGAATTTGCGACAGGCATCGTCGTAGTGGGTATGGGTAGATACCTTGAAATCAAACATGCTCAGATCCTTCTTAACTTGCAAAATCAAGTTATGGTTTGATGTAGCGGCATTTGATTGCCTGCTGGCGATTCTTTTCACGCCATGCAGCAACATTGATAAGCGGATTGCCATGTTTCGTCATGGTGGTCTCTACCACTTCGCCGGTCTTACGATTAGTGCGGTTCTGTGTATATGTGAAAGATGGGGTAGGGGCGAGCAGCACTACGCCGTTAGCAATCCATTTTTCCAGCACTGACAGGCTGATACGGTTGGCTGCAGCAAAGTCCTGCTTAGACATTGTTGGGGATGTAGCCAGCGTTACGGCTTTGTTTACAGCGTCGTTCACTGCTTCGCTAATGGCTGGCATCAAAATCGCTGCGACATTGGCAATAAAATCTTGAGATTGCACTAAGTCAAATGCGTTCTCACTGTTTGCATTTTTAGTATGCATAAAGCAGTATCTCCCATTGCTCGTTTTGTTCTACGGTGTTTCATGTGGTGTGAAGGCACTTTAGATCGTAAAAGCGATTTGGTAAATGATTATTTATCACAATCAGGTGTTTTTTATGATTGAAAAGAAAGGTAGTAGTGCTCAAGTGCTTGAAAGACTGATGTCTTCTTATGGGGTAGCAACTCAGAAAGACTTGGCCGCAGCTTTAGACATTCCAGCAAATAACATCAGTGGCTGGACTCAGAGGGACCGTGTGCCAGGTAATGCGATCATTAAGTGTGCATTAGACACAGGTTCTGATTTGCAATGGCTTGTAACTGGTGATGTTGCAAATGCAAATTCCACTAGGTTGCCTAGAGTTCCTCAAGGAGAAGCTCTCTATAAGGAGATAAGTTCGAACGGTGGTAAACCTGTTCTGCGGAGAATTATGGATGCCTACGGCTTTACTTTTCAAAAGCAACTTTGCGAGCTTTTAGGTATTTCGTCTGCAACAGTAAGTACATGGGTGCGAAGGAATTATTTTCCCGGCGATATTGTTGTAACATGTGCGATTGATACTGGTGTTTCATTGGAGTGGCTAGCCACTGGGCGAAACGAGCATAAAAAAAATCTTGGTCATGAACGTGAAGCCTATGCATTACCTCGTAAAGATTTAGTTGCAGGGGTACTGAAAGACACAGGAACTTGGTCGATTGATTTGAGCTTTATCTCTCAAAAAATAAACTCACCCACAATGGTTGTTAGCAATTCATCTTCATGGATAGTTGATATGGGGGTGGTGAGTATTAGTAACGGCCGCTGGTTGCTCGGCATTGATAATAAGTTTGATATCTATGATGTAACTGTTATGCCAGGAAAGAAAATTAACGTTATTAACAATGGTAATGGATTTATCTGTGATATAGATGAAGTTCAGGTAACTGCCAAGGTTATTTTAACAATTGAATACGACTGA